CGCAGGTTGAAAACGAAAAATTCGCCATGCGCACCTACCTCAACCGCATCGGGCTGATCGGCGACGAGTTCAAAAACTGCCGGGAGCACCTTTGCAAACACTTGGGCGGCAACGCGGCATGGCGGTTTCGGGCGGCATAGGTGACTGGGCTTTACGCAGGGGCGGACAGCCGCCCCTTGCCTGCGGCAAACACAAGGAGGATGATACGATGAACAAGGAAAAAGGAACAGTTTATTTGGCATACGGAAGCAACCTGAATTTAAAGCAAATGGCATACCGCTGTCCAACGGCGAGAGCGCTTGGGCAAGCGAAACTCAACGGCTACCGGCTGTTGTTCCGGGGCAGGAACGGCGGTGCGGTGGCGACGATAGAAAAGCAAAAAGGCGAAAGCGTACCGGTATTGCTTTGGAGAATTACACCTTATGATGAGGAAGCGCTGGATCGGTATGAGGGCTATCCGCATCTATACCGGAAAGAAACGGTTAAGGTGCGTTTCAAAGGGCAGTGGGTGTCAGCCATGGCATATATCATGAATGACGGCAGGCCTTTAGGAGCGCCGAGCCGTTATTACTACGAGGTAATCCGGCAGGGATATATGGACGCGGGCTTTGACATTTCCGTTCTCAATAAAGCAGTGCGGGATTCGGCGGCGCAGGCGGAGAGGTCAGAGGGTTAGAAAAAAGACGCTGGCAGCGTAAATAACTTTATAGAAATCCACTTGGTAAGGGGAGCTTCGTTGAGAGGTTCCTTTTTTCTTGCTCATTTACAGGAAAGGAGGCGGCAAAGCTGCGGAAGTTAAAGCGATATAAACCTACGAAGTTTATGGCGGAAGGATCCAAATATGACAAGGAAGCGGCGGACGCCGCCGTTGCCTTTATAAACTGCCTGAAACACACCAAGGGCGAATGGTACGGAATGCCCTTTGAACTTATTGACTGGCAGGAGCAGATTGTCCGCGACGTGTTTGGGATATTGAAGCCAAACGGATACCGGCAATTCAACACTGCCTATATAGAAATCCCGAAGAAACAGGGTAAATCGGAGCTTGCGGCGGCAATCGCCTTATACCTGACCTGCGGGGATTTCGAGCATGGCGGCGAGGTTTACGGATGCGCATCAGACCGGCAGCAGGCTTCCATCGTATTCGACGTGGCGGTGGATATGGTGGAGCAATGCCCCGCACTAAAGTCCCGGATTAAACCGATGCTGTCGCAGAAGCGTTTGGTATACAGGCCGCTTGGAAGCTTTTATCAGGTGCTCTCTGCGGAGGCATACACAAAACATGGACTTAATGTCCATGGCGTAGTATTTGATGAGCTTCACGCACAACCAAACCGCGATCTGTATGACGTGATGCTTCACGGATCCGGCGACGCGAGAAAACAGCCGCTGTTTTTTCTGATCACGACGGCTGGCACCGACAGGAACTCCATCTGCTGGGAGGTGCATCAAAAAGCAGAGGACATCCTGCAGGGACGCAAGATAGATCCGACATTCTACCCGGTTATTTACAGCGCAGCCGATACCGACGACTGGACAAGCGAAAAAGTATGGAAGAAGGTCAATCCTTCGCTGGGCATTACAGTGGACATTGAGAAGCTGAGGGTTGCTTTTGAAAACGCCAAACAGAATCCCGCGGAGGAGAACTTATTCCGTCAGCTTCGCCTGAACCAGTGGGTCAAGCAGTCAGTGCGCTGGATGCCGATGGACAAATGGGACAGATGCGCTTTTCCTGTCGATGCGGATAGTTTGCGCGGCAGAACCTGCTACGGCGGGCTTGATTTATCCAGCACAACGGACATCACAGCTTTTGTACTGGTATTTCCCCCGCTGGATGAATCGGACAAATATCAGATCCTCCCGTTTTTCTGGATACCGGAGGACAATATCGACCAGCGCGTGCGGCGGGACCATGTGCCGTATGACGTCTGGGAACGGCAGGGCTTTTTATATACCACCGAGGGCAACGTGGTGCATTACGGTTTCATTGAGAGCTTTATTGAGGAGCTTGGCATGAAGTATAACATTAAGGAAATTGCTTTTGACCGATGGGGCGCGGTGCAGATGACACAGAACCTCGAGGCTTTGGGCTTTACTGTTGTTCCCTTCGGGCAAGGTTTCAAGGACATGTCGCCGCCCACTAAAGAGATGATGAAGCTGACATTGGAGGAGCGCATAGCTCATGGCGGACATCCCGTGCTTCGCTGGATGATGGACAATATCTTTGTCAAAACGGATCCGGCCGGAAATATCAAGCCTGATAAAGAAAAGTCCACCGAGAGGATAGACGGCGCGGTCGCGCTCATTATGGCGCTTGACCGCGCACTTCGCCATGGAGGAGATGATTGCAATGGCTCAATCTATGATGAAAGGGGGTTGCTGATAATATAAAATTTTGGTATAATTAGGAAAATTGAATTTGCTAAATGCAGTGTATGTAATCTTTTAAACAGAAGGTGGTGAAAATGATGCTAAATGGTCAAAGTTACGCTGTAGAAATTGAACATATTCTTTGGGAAGTTTTTAACTGTGAAAGATTTGGTTTTGGTGGAATGGTAAACTCAGATTATATCAGAAAGTATCCATTTCATACAATGATGTGTGGATTATCGTTTTTATACGCGAATGCTGATGTTGTTAAACGGAAGGCGATAGAAAAATTCTTTGAGGACTATTCTTTCTATGCAGATATGAGTATTGATGATTTGCTTTCTTTTGATAACTCAGCTAAAACAATTGACAATGTAACTATCGAAATTGGATTTGAAAATGGCAAACAAGCAATAGAGCATATTATTAGTCAATTCAGACAGTTGTGTAAATAAATACATATATTTTTTTAGTATCAAAGCATCTCACACGAGGTGCTTTTTTCATGCCCATTTTTAAGGAGAGTGACGCCTATGAGGATATTTTCCCGCCTATTCAAAGCAAGGGATAAGCCGAAAAACAGCCTGTTCGGCAATGCATACAGCTTTTTCTTCGGCGGCACATCCAGCGGCAAGGCCGTCAACGAGCGGACGGCCATGCAGACAACTGCAGTATATGCCTGTGTGAGGATACTTGCGGAGGCCATCGCCGGTCTTCCGCTTCATGTATATCGGTATAAAGAAGACGGCGGCAAAGAGAAAGCGCTGACCCACCCGCTGTATTACCTGCTCCATGACGAGCCAAACCCTGAGATGACTTCATTCGTGTTCCGCGAGGCGCTGATGAGTCATCTTCTTTTATGGGGAAATGCCTACGCCCAGATTATCAGGGACGGCACAGGCCGGGTGCTGGCACTTTATCCCCTTTTGCCAAACAAGATGACGGTGGACAGGGCTCCAAATGGACAACTCTATTACATTTACCGGCGGGACAGTGAGGAGAGCAGGACAAATCCGAAAGCGGGGCTGGTGTACCTCCGAAGCGATGAGGTGCTGCACATCCCGGGGCTTGGCTTTGACGGGCTGATCGGCTACTCCCCCATCGCAATGGCCAAGAACGCAATAGGCATGGCCATTGCCTGCGAGGAGTACGGCGCGTCTTTCTTTGCCAACGGCGCGAACCCGGGCGGCGTGCTGGAACATCCCGGCGTGCTCAAGGACCCGGCAAAGGTGCGCGAAAGCTGGAATGCCGTCTATCAGGGCAGCGCCAACGCCCACCGCATTGCCGTTCTGGAAGAGGGCATGAAGTTCCAGCCAATCGGCATCCCGCCGGAGCAGGCGCAGTTTCTGGAGACAAGGAAGTTCCAGATAAACGAGATCGCCAGAATATTCCGCGTGCCGCCCCATATGGTCGGCGACCTTGAGAAGTCAAGCTTTTCAAACATCGAGCAGCAGTCGCTGGAGTTTGTCAAATATACGCTTGACCCGTGGGTGGTGCGCTGGGAGCAGGCCATCCAAAAGGCGCTTCTCTTGCCGTTGGAGAAGCGGACGTATTTTGTCAAGTTCAACGTGGACGGCCTCTTGCGCGGGGATTATGCCAGCCGCATGAACGGCTATGCTGTGGCGCGCCAGAACGGCTGGATGAGCGCCAACGATATCCGCGAGCTTGAGAACATGAACCGTATTCCCGCGGAACTGGGCGGCGACCTGTATCTCATCAACGGCAACATGACCAAACTTCAGGACGCTGGAGCGTTTGCAGGCAAAACCAATACAGAAACGGAGGGATTAAAAAGATGAGCAAATTATCAAAACCAAGGCCGGCTCGCCGTTTTTGGAACTGGGTGCAAAACGATGACGGCAGCCGAACCCTGTACCTCGACGGGCCCATAGCCGAAGAAAGCTGGCTGGGAGACGAAGTCACTCCCAAACAGTTCAAGGAGGAGCTGTTATCCGGAGAGGGCGACATAACCATCTGGATCAACAGTCCGGGCGGCGATGTGTTTGCGGCCAACCAGATTTACAACATGCTGATGGATTACAAAGGCAAAGTCACCGTAAAGATTGATGGCATTGCGGCCAGCGCCGCTTCGGTTATTGCTATGGCCGGAGGCGATGTTTTCATGTCGCCGGTTTCAATGCTCATGATCCATAATCCGGCCACAATCGCCATCGGCGATACGGAGGAGATGGAGAAAGCCATCGCCATGCTGGAGGAGATCAAGGAATCCATCATCAACGCCTA